CACCACCTCTATTTACTTTTAGACAGCTCTTTCTACTGTGTCTGGTGTCTGTACAGTAGCAAAAAATTCAGTCTCTACTACAGGGTTAACACTTGTATCTACATTTACAGCCTTAGCGGTCTTATTACCAATAGCTGTAAACTTATGATTAGTGTTAATACCAGTAAACACGATTTCCTGACCGTTAGCCTCTGCTCCGTCATCTTCCGTAGCATGAGTAGAGTCTGGAATATTAAATTTACCTTTTAATCTCCATACAAAAATTTCTGTACCGTCTGTCTTTTTGGTGATATAACCAATAGCAAAATATTTATTTGCTCTTTCACCCTCTACAAACATTCCCTTTTCAGCGTCATAAGTCTGACCTGTGATTTTAGCCAGAGCCTCAAAAGGAATAGCTGACGCTGTAATGGTTACCTCATCAGCACCAGTAGAGTCAATTACAATAGCTGGTACATTGTCATAAAAATGTGACTCGCTTGTAGTTTCTGTTGTACGTGATAACTCAGCCACACCAGCTAATTCAAAAGGTGTACCACACTCGTAAGCTGTACCGTCATCAGTAGTAACCTCAGCACATACTAAACCTCTAATACCTCTGTATTCCTGAATATCAGCCATATTTATTACCTCCTTAAAGCTTAGTTTTCTAAACTTTTAAATCAAAAATTTTACTGTTCCTGTCTGTATAACAAACTTATACCTCTACCTGTATGAGTCTCCTCATCACTAGCCACATCATAACCAGCACCACTTACAATAAAGCCAGCACCCTTAAGAAGTCTCTTAGCCTCCAGTAATTTAGTGTTTACTAACACTGGGTCAGTGCTATAAAAGTTAAGGCTATAAGCCCACAAAATAGCACCCTCATTATTAGAGTAGTAGCTGTCTCCGTCAGCTGAGTCATTCCAGTAAGTAAAAAAGCTGTCAGGGTAAGACTCATCTGGTAACAGACTACCTTGTAGTCTCACTGGATAGCCTAAAGCCTCCAGTGTACTTAGTAATAAATCCTCCATAACTCTTAACCCTCCATAACTCGCTTAATTACACCACTTAAAACTTTTTCCTGTATCTCAGCTATTTCTTTCTGTGTCTTAGCTCCATAGATAGCACTCTTAAGACCGCTTACAGGTTTCATTCTAGGAGTACCGTTAACCTCAGTACCTTGCATGAGTAAAATACTCTTAATACCAGACTTACTAAAGTCAAACCCGACTTTAATAATTCCAGTCATGCCCTCCCACTCTACACTCATTTCTGTGTCTATAGAGTCTTTCGTGTCACCAGTAGAGTATTTACCTTTAGCTGGTAACTTACCTTTAACCATGACTTTCTCTATGAGTGGGTTAACGTGTTTCTTAGACGCTATTAACGCCTCCTCTACGCCCTTTTTCATAGTCTGAGTACCGCCCAGCTCATCCAGCTTAGCTATATACTCCTCCCAGCCCTCAAACTGTAAGCCTATTTTTTTACGTGCCACCTTTAACACCTCTCACCTTAAACTTTAAAAACTGGTTACGCTGTTCTATGTTCTCAGGCTCACCCATGACCTCATATTTTTTACCGTTTAGTCTTATCTGACTACCGCTTGTAATATCAGGTCTATACCACGTCTCCACGTTAGCGGTATCTACTACAGTAAGCTGATCATTAGTAGTAGTCTCTGTACCTCCATAAGTCTTAAAGCTACAGAAAATCAGCTCGCCTGTCTCTGGATAGACTTTTTTTGTTACACCCTTTACCGTCTCATAAGTAGGGTTAAATAACTCTACAGGAGTACAGTAAGGCTCACTAGGTCTATAACTCATCAGTAGCCACCTCCTCAGTAGTAGGAGTGGAGTAAGCCAGCTGGCTTACTCTCTGATAGAAATAATCAGAGAGCTTACCAGCACCACCGTTATAATTCCATAAGTCTGTTACACCTCTGGCAATTACCCCAGCTGACACGTTAGACTCAATTACCTCAGTAGGTACTCCAGCGTCTGTCATGTACGCTTTTACCTCATCAATATAAATTTTTAAGGTATCGTCCTGATAATTGCCTGTAATACCTAAAGCACTTTTAACTAAATCTAAATGTGTGTCAGCCATTGTTAATTACCTCCTAATTAGCCCTAATCAACGTTATCAGTATCAGGCTATACTATTTCTGTAGCTGTAGCTACAATAGCTACGCCCTCACCGTCAATAGTAAGAGTGTCACCACTCTCAATATTCTCACCGTTAGCTGTAAGTGTGGTTAACTCATAACCCTCATCAGCTGTAGCTGTAACCTTGAGCTTATCACCGTTATAGAGTAAGTCACCTCCAGCTGTAACGGTCTTACCGTTTTTCTTATAGGTTACTGTAGCGTGAGTCTTAGACTCTGTAAGGTCATAAGGCTCTTTAACTTCTGAGCCTTTATTATCAGCTATCCATTTTAAAGTTTCAGCTATAGTCTTAGTCCTTATGTTAGCCACTGAGCCAGTAATCTCAGCTTTAACAGCAAACTCTTTAAGAGTGCCTACTACAGTCTCAGCCTCATACTCTGATACAGCTGAGCCATAACCAAAAACTACGAGTACTTTTCTCAGTGCTATAATGTTTCTATTTGCCATGTCTTAGCCCTCCATACTTTTCACCAGCTGAGCTATAACTTATAGCCCAGCTGGCTTTATCTTTTGTACTCACTTAAACCGACTCAGCAATAGAGAAAGTAACAAGTGATCCCTTATCAGCTACTTTACCGTCTACACTCATTACAGCCTTAGTAAGCAAATCTTCTGTGTCCCAGTCCTGTTTCTTGCTAATACCCATATCGTAAATTGTGTTAAGGATATAGTCAGCAAAGTCAAAGATAAACATATCTCCAGTCTGTACGTAAGGAGCAATAACTACCTCACGTCCTAAAATAGTACGCTCAGGCTTTCCACCGATACCAAAGTTAACTCTAGCAATAGGCTGACCGTTATCATCTACCAAAGCAAGCACCTTAGCAAAAGTCTGTTTTGACATACACCACTTAGCACTAGCCTCATACTCTACAGGGAGTGCACTTTCAATTTCTACTAACTTAGAGTATGAAAGCACAGCTGAGTCAATAGCCTGACCACTCTCAGGAGTTTCAGCTAAGATACCTTTAGGCTGACCTGAGCCAGTACCGTTGACAATAGCGTCTTCAATAGCATAAATCATAGCCTTAGCCACGTTTTCTACAAACTTAGCCTCAAAAGCACTAAGAGCCATTGTGCCTACTTCCATACTCATGCTGATTTCACAGCGTAATTTGTAGTAAGCAAAAGTAATCTTACCTGTTGTCTTTTTCTGTCTGTCAGAGCCAGCACCCTCAGACACCCATGTAGCTACAGGCTTAACAGAGCTTGTAGGGATTTCTACACCAGCTTTGTAAGAAGTCTTAGTAATGAGTGGTAAGATCATACCCACATTGTCAAACTTCTCAATAATCTGGTTAACTAAGTGTGTAGGAATTACGCTACCCACATCACTTGTAAGAGTGTTAGCGTCTGCTCTTAATTCTGCTGGAATAGGTGTACCTCTTAACACATACTCCATAAATGCGTTACGATATTCCATGTTCTGATTTTCCATAGTTTCTTTACCTCCTAAATTAAATGCACCCACTACCTGAGCGTTTCTTAATTCTGCTCCAGCTGGAATAACTGAGCGTTCTGCCTGTTCTTCTTCTGCTGGCTGTTCTTCTGCTGGCTGTTCTTCCTCTTTATCCAGCTCCTCTAACTGTTTCTTAGCCTCTGCGATTTCATCAGCTAACTTTTCAAGAGTCTCACCGATAGCTCTTACTTCCGCTAAGTCCTGAGACTCGTCTGAGCGTTTCTTAAGCTCGTCCATTTCAGACTGTTTACGCTCAATGAGATTTGTTAAAAACTCTTTCATAGCTTTTTACCTCCTTGTACAGATTTTCTGTACTTTTTGTTTAAAAAAATTTGTTTCTGAGTTTAGCTTTTAAAAGCTCCAGAGCGTTCTTATCACTTTCCAGTGACCGCTTAGCACTCTCCAGTGCTAACTTAGCGCTATCCAGCGCCTCCTTGTCTCTTGCGCTTATCTCTGTACTTTCATAAGCTGGGAATGTTACGGCTGAGACTTCCAACACCTGACCTATAGACCTGATACGTCTGGTAGGGTGGTCACTCTCTAAGTCCTCCCACTCCTCTTTATCTATCGTAAACATGAACGACATACCAGTAATGTCTCCACGTTTGATAGCACTATAAAGGTTACGTGCCTCTGTGTTATTCTCAGTGTCTAAATTGACTCTGATAGTCATACCGTCCTTATCTACTTCCATTTGCATAGTGGAGTTTTCGTTATTGTTACGACTCCTAGCAAGTGGGATCATGCTGGTATCATGGTTAACTAAAAACCGCACGTCCTTTAAGTTAGCTTTATCCAAAGCGTCAGCCTCAATGACCTCATTAAAATAACCTAAGTCAGTCATAGAGTTATAAACGATAGGACGCCCTGTTATAAAGTCACCGTTTCTCTCGTTATTGTCAGCTCTTAACTCAAAGTTATAAGCTCTAGTTACTGTCTGTTTCTGTGGCATTTTCTCCACCTCCTACCTGATAAGCGTTAGCGTTATTAGCGTCTATCCAGTTAAGACTTGTATAACGTTTACCCTCTAATTCTTTTAAAGGCCTTAAACCAAAAGCTACACGTTTCTCATTTTCATACATAGCCCCTGTATTACTTAAGAGCGTCACCATTTGTATAGTCTGGTCTACTGACATGAAAATAAGTTCTTTAGGGTAGAACATAATTTTATTGTGGTGACTTAACTCACCGTCAGTAAGTAGTGTCTTAGTAAACGCCTGACTAAAACTTATAATGAGTGGTTCTAGAGTTTTCTGGTAAAACGCCTCATACTGTGCCTTAGTATAATCACCTGTCAAAATACTGAGCGGTACACCAAAATGTCTTAAGATTTTCTCATCTATAAACTTAAGTGTGTCAGCGTGCACCAGCTGTATCTCTTTCTTAATAGGGATAAACTCACCCTTTAAGTCCATAGGTAAAAATCCGCTCTCAGACTTCTTTAACTTACTCTCTAATTCTTTTAAAGCCAGCTCTGTCTTACCGTCATCCAGCATGGTATTAATTTTAACCACGCCATTAATAGCAAAACTGGACTTCATAGCCTTAGCTACACCCTCTAAGAGTGTGTGGTTAAGGTTAAGAGTTTTAAGTAAAGCGTCATTGTCTGGCTGTCCTTGCTCATTACCACCCATAAAGTCATTTACTGAGTATCTGTACTTAATGTGGATGACGTCAGAGTATCTAACCATATACTCCTGACCGCCATTAAATCTGAATTTTACATAAAGCCTGTTACCAGCGTCCTCAATAAAATCCACCTGAGTAGGAGTGATAGGGTAAAGACCGTCATACTTTCTCTTTTCCTTACCGTCTTTATCTCTCCACACGTAATAAGTAGGTACGATAAAAGCGTTATAGTTTAAAAAGAGTAACCATGTCACTTTTTCCAAAAAATCACTCGTAGTCATACGTGGGTTAGGGTTATTAAGTACCGCCTGTAAATTTGAGGCTACAGGTACAATGTCGTTACCGTTTTCCTTAATATGCTCAGGTCTTAATTTTTTCATTTCACTTACGATACAGTTAATAGCCTGTTGCACTACGTCACTGGCGTAAATATTTGTACCAAACTGAGAAAAGATAGGAGCGTAACCACTCATCACCTCAGCGTATTTAGTTTGTGTAGGTGTCTCTTTTTTAAAGAGATTACTTAGCCACCCCATTAGTTAACACCTCCTATCATCTGACGCCACTCTGTTCTATTCTGTCTGTACATTTCCCACAGAATAGCTTTACATACAGCACCGTCAATTCTTTTACTAGGCTCAGCTTTAATAATTAAACACTGTCCTAAGTCATTAACCTTTAGACAGGCGTTTTTTAAACACCATTTGTCTATTTCATTGTCATTATAATTAACTAGCTGGTGACTTAAATCAGCCTCCAGTAGTTTAATAGCATTACTAAGCGTCTGAGCGTTCTGGAGTATCATAACCAGCTCTCCACTTTCTCTACTCCAGCCGTAAAAGTCCATTTTAGTAAGAAAGTCCTTAGCGAATTTCTGATCATAGCCACACTTCCAAAGTCTGATATTATAATCAGTGTAGAGACTGTAAAACCAGTCAGCTACTTTACTCAGGTCTAAGTCATGCCCCTCTGTTATGGTAAGTAGTCCAGCCTCAGCCCACTCTTTATATTTAGCCCCAGCGTTTCTATCATCAGAGTTTTCCAGCTTACCCTCTGGTATAAAGTACATGGTGTGAACATACTTAGTCTTATCGTCTGGTTTCATAAGTAGCACCTTAGCACTTACTAAGTCAGTAGTCTCAGCTAAGTCTACAGCCCCTAAGCACTTGCACCCTCTAAAGTCCTCCAGATCATAAACCGCTTTATAATCGTAGTCCTCAATATTAAGCCAGCTCTGAGCTGAGTTCTGCTTAATATTAAAGTCCTTACAGAGTACGAAAATACGGTCAGCCTTACTACTTTTAGCTAAGTCTATCTGTTCATCTAAGTAACTCCACTTTTTAACGATACCCAAACTGGGGTTAGACTTTACCCAGCTAGCTCTGTTCTGCCATACCTCAGCCTCAGAGTCCTGTGTATACAGCCACGCTAAAGTACGCTCAGCCATGATACCGTCATCCTCACCAGCTATAATTTTTCTGGCTTTTTTTAGTTCATCATCTAAGTAGCCGTCTACCACAAAACCCTCAGTAGTGAGGTTTATAAAAAGTGGCTCGTCCTTAAGTGACTGTGACTGTTCTACTGACTTAGCTATAACGTTCTCTTTCATTTCGTGAGACTCATCTAAAAAAGCTACGTCAATATTACGCCCCTCTTTATTACGTGTACGGTCAGACAGCTTAAATATTTTTGTATTATTAACCTTATTGAGTATGTACCGCTGATTACGCTTAGTATCTAAGTCCTCAGGGTCTATTAACATCCTCATAGTATCAATAGCGTCATAAATAAGGCTTGCCTGTGAGTCATCATTAGAGCTACACACTATGTCAGCTCCAGCATTACCTAAGAAAAACTCACTTAACCCTAAAGCACTACACGTCTCTGACTTAGTATTTTTACGTGCTATTAGTAAAATGATTTTCTTAAAACGTCTGAGTGTGGTGTCTCGCATTTTGAAACTATACACAGCCTCTATAAATGCTTTTTGCCACAGCATGAGTACCATAGGCTTATTATAGAAAGGTGACTTAGTGAGCCTTACACAATTCTCCATAAAATTCATTCTTAACAGAGCGTCCTCTGTATCATAAATATAGGCGTCTGTCAAAATGTCCTCTTTTAAATTGTTTAGCTCTTGCCACAGCTCACGCCCTACAATAATCTCACCTGTTTCTATTCTGGCGTGATACTCTAACAGATAACTGTTATCTGGCGTCCATATTTTCTTACTTTCCGTCATTAACATTTCTCATAAACCACTCTCTCAGAGGTGATACCTCAGCCTCGTCACCCTCTAGGCGTTTTTCCTTATAAATGACATACTCAATCATTTTTATACAGTTAATATACTGTTGTAAAAATTCCTTATAGAGTTTACTGGCTGGAGTGCTACGCTGTTTCATAGGGTTTTTAGGATTAATCTCTATAAACGGTAATTTCTTAAGCTCATCCAGACGCCCCTCTAAAAACACCACATCATCTATAACACTCTTTACCAGCTCCAGAGACTCCTCTGGAATAATAGCTATAAGCTCGTCACGTCTATTCATCAGCTACCTCAGTAACAGTAAACCACTTACAGTCTGTACGTGGTATAAAGCTGTTAATAGCCCCCACCGTCATAGTGCTACAGTCCATAACTCGCATACCAGACAAGTCACATAAAAGGACGTTTACACCTTTACCTAATTTTTCAATAACGTATTTAGCCTCCACTGGCTCGTATTTTGTAGTAGTTGCCATAGCTTACGCCTCCTTTTTCTTACGTGTCTTAGGTGTAGCCACCTCTTTAGGAGTTGTAGTAGTAACCTCAGCTACCTTAGCCTTAGTCAGCTGTTTAGCTCTGTCATCTGTTACCTCAAACTCCTCATTTACGCTTACGTGTCTGTTAAGTTTTGTGTCATAGTAATTTTTAATACACTTTACTTTAGTCATAATTTATACCTCCTATAGTTTATGTTTTCTGTACTTTCATTTTAAAAAAATTTTCACTGGCTGGCGGTCTTTCACCGCCATTAACAGAACATCCTACCAGCTAGAAAGGAGAACAAAATGAAAACCTTGTAATCATATTTTAAACAGCCCTCAGAGACGCCAGTCTCTAGTAGTGTGGCTGTTATATTTTATAAAAGACCCAGCGTTCCAAAGAAACCTCGTCACGTGCCGATAACTTTTTTACTTGCTTAACAGCGTGGTAGCTACTCCACACCGTACCACCGTAAACCTAAGTAACTGAGTACAATCCGTTATTTATGTCCTTTAGACAGAATTTATTATTTTATCAAATTACTTTTTCAAAAATCTCGTTAAATTTTCAATTCTGTGAGAATTAAG